GTTGCCATAGAATTCTATTCTATCACAAACACAACAAAAAACCCACCTCCGAAGAAGTGGGTATTTGTTTAATCTGAATTTAGATTATGATTGACCGTATGTGCGATCTACGATTTTACCGTAAGATCCTGATGTATCTTCTGGCAATAAACGGAATGATACTTCAAACATTGAAGCCTCATCACGCTTTGCTGATACAGTTACGTTTTCAATTGACAAAGCACGGTATGCTGTGTAAACTCTTTCAACATCGGCTGCAGTTGCTGGGTTTCCAGTTCCTGGGCCAACAGCAACTAATCCTCGCTCCAATGGAACTTCTCCAATGTCGCCAGCAGAAAGATTTAATGTTCTTCCTGTAGATGCTGCCTTGTTTCCTGAAATTTCGTCATCAGAATACGCTAGAGCAAGAAGCAAGTTTTCTAAAGTTGCTTCGGCAAAGGCTGTTGCAAGATTTACCTGCATACCTTGCTTAAATAGTCTAGCAACGTCAAGAACCTGATCTACCTGGACTTCACCGAAATCTGGTTGGAACTGTAATTCAAGACCGTTCATTGTATAACCTACGTTAGTGTAGTCTGCTTCATCTGTAAGTGTATCCTTAAAAGACTCACTTGCATCAAATGTTTCCAGTGTTGCTGGAGTTAAAGTTGTGTCAGCAATAAAAAGTGCTGCTGCACCAACGATAATGTTGTTCGACGTACCACGGCTATATGGCATGTATTTTACCTCTTTTCATAATAGTAGATATTAAGTTGTATGGCGTTGTTTCCTCGATACTAATTATATCACCGTTTTAAGAATATCGTTTATTTGAACCTTGCACGCTTACCGTATGATAGTCATACTCAATAACTAACTTGTTTAGCCCCAAGGTTCTAGCAGAAGCCAACTCTACGATATCCCTGCTTTCATCTGCTTGATACACCTTCAAGTTATGAAAAAATACATTTTTAGGGATTACGGCACCCGCCTCATCCTCTATATCATTATTTGCTATCCAAAAGTTTAAGGCTTGGGCTGCAACATCTTCTCGATCAAGACATTCTATTATTACCCTAGTTGTATCAAATAATTTAGAAAGATTAGGGCTATAAATAAAATATATTAACTGTTCTCTTTTATGCTTGTAAAATGGGGTAGGTCTAAATCTCATAAGTCTATCAAATATAATTACGGTAGTATCAGGATTATTTCTAATAAAAGGAATGTCATTATATATACCTTCTACACTGTCAGGTACTTGAGCGGGAAAAAATGGCTGAAATGGTTCAAGTCCAGTTGGCATTAAATCAAACTCTTGAAGTTCGCTGTGAATAAAAGCGTTAATAAATATTGGGGGAAACCCAGTTTCTTTTGATACTAAAGAGGTCATAATACTATTCTACACCAATCTTTGCATTAACAATCCATCTAAATCCAGTATCTACACCTTTTGACTTGCCTAGTCTTGCCCCAGACTTTATTTGTTTTTTAAATATTACTGGTTTTTTAATGTAGTCATATATACCGCTAGCACGTAAAAATGATTGTTTAAAATACCTTAAAATAAATTCGTCTATTGTTTTTTCAAAAGATCCTTGAGCCTGACTTCCTCCAGGATTTCTAACTGTTACAGAATTTTTAGTAAATACAGTTTCACCACCTTCATTAAAAACAAGAACTGGAGATTTTACTGGTTTAATGACAACTGGAATTCCTTCTTCCATAATCTTAGCCTTATTATAGAATGGCACATTTGATTCTTTTTTTACACTTCTTGATTGTGTAAATGTTGAATTAATGCTTAGTCCTAAATTGCTAACAGTATAATTAATGTTAAATAGTCTTGCGCTTGGACTGCCTGTTTGATACCACTCATATACGTGCTGAAGTGCTGCAGGATTTCCTCTTGCAGAAACATCTACATATTTAGCCATTGCATCTATTGTTTCAATTCCTAAGTTTTTTAAAAAAATTGTTTTACCTTTTTGAGCACCATCTAAAAAACCAAATGCATATTGGACTATGTTGTTCATTTCTTTATTAAAACTTGCTGTGTTGGTTCTAACTATCATTAGTCTTCTACTGTTTGATTTTCTGTTCTACGTAATAAAAACTTAAAATATTCTACTGATCCAAAAGGACCAGAAAATGGTTCTACTGTTGCTATCTCATAGATTGTTCCACGTCCAGACCTTGACCCTGCTGTTTCTCTATAAATAAGTTCATCGTTAGCATTACGAATATTTGTAATTAAAATGTTTGTAATAGCATTATCTGTTTTATTTGATGATACCCTAGGATCTGATTTTGTTCTTGCTATTAGTTTATTTTCATGTTGTAGAAATGCTTCTGGTTTGATTTGTTCAGTACCCGCTCCACCTACAGATGTAGCATTACATATAATTGTTCTATCATAAAACCAAGTTCTGCTTGCTTGTCCGTATTGAGTTTGATTTATTATTGGATAGTATAAATCAGCCTTCATTGGATAAAGAAAGTCTGTTGTGCAGTCTTCCATTATAATACTCCTGGACGGATGATATTCTCTTTATATTTTTCTAAAATTTTATCTACTAATATATTGCCAGTGCCTTCTATTAAGCGATCATCATATTGAATTTTATATTGATCAGTGCTAAAACTTTTAACATATCTCTTGTAATAGTCCATTTTGCCACACTTAATATCATCAATTAACATTAATGTTGCATCTTGAATATCATAAGGAACAACTTTATATCCAGTCTCTAACAACATAATGTAATCTGCTCCTTCTGGAAATGCAACTCCAGGAACGACAGTTTGAGTATGTCCACTATCTTCTGTATCAAACATGCTAATAGAATCTGAGTATCCTAATGGAATACGTGCATATCTTCGTTCTGCCCGATTTATAGAATCAACTGCCTCCATTGGATCTTTAGTAATTGCTGTTTTATCTTTAGTAATTAAAAAAGTATAGTCTAATAACTCTGGTCCGTCTGCGTTGTCTATATCATAAACTAGTTGTGCATTTTCATATACTTTTAAAATTTTGTGAGTTCTTTTCCAAAGCGGTAAATAATCATTTCCTTGTCCAACAACTTCTAAATAAGTTCTATCATAATAAAATCCACCGACAGCAGCATCAATAATTGCTCTTGCTAAATTTTCATAACCTGTATAAAGTGCTATGTCGGTTGCTGTGCCAGATACGGCTAAAGGTGTTGGATCTACGTATGGTCTCATAATTTCTAAATTATCTTGTACTACAATATCACCACGTACAATGTTTGCTCCAGAAGATCCACCATCTTCATAAATTGTTAAAGCATATGATTTATCATATTTAACAAAATCATCATCTAAAGAGTAGGTTATTTTTTTACTAGCATTAGACTCAATGGTCTCTTCAATTTCTGTTAATTCTGCAACATTTTCAATAACAATAACATAGTCAGCATTAGCATCTGGAACTGTATAGGTTACAGAAAGTGGATAGGGTGGAAGACGTAATATTTGCATTTTTATTTACCGTAATATGATGCTACCTCTTCAGGTGGTGCAATTCTTACCAACCTGTGGGTTAACCATTTTTCGGATGCCTCCTTTGAGACTATGTTGTACCCTACCTTAAGAGCACCTAGGTTATCCATGTGTAGGTTTCTTTCTGAGTATAACGCTATTTTGTTTATCATACTTTTTGCTTTATCTGCTTCTTGAACTTGTTCTTCTGTTTTTTCTGGTGGAATCCAACTAGCCAAGATTTCTAAAATTTCAAGTTTAGTGGTTGATTCAAACAACTCTATATTATTTTTTTTTGCATATGCCTTTAATGCCATTACAGTTTTAGTCGATAATTCTTCTATTGTTAAACTCATAATTCTCCTATGCTTATTTGTAATTATACCAGAATAAGAATAAGGCGGGTAGTTTTTACGCTACCCGCCCTAATATTTGATCTTTTAGATCTTAGGAATCAGCGCTATCTGAGTCAACATAAGCGACTGCATCTAGTTCTTCCCATTGGATACCAAAGCGTACAAATACTGTGTACTCAATTGTATCTTTCTTTGGCTTGTATTCACGGTTTACAGTGATGTCTCTCTGGAAACCCCATACACGGTTCTGAGGGAATGTCAAATCGACATAACCTGCAGGGTAGTAAGGAACTTCTAGAACGTCTACACCAAGTACACGGGTTGTGCGTGAGTTGCCAGTTGTCTGTGCACCACCATCAAGGAATGCTTGACGATTTGCTTCAGTACTTCCTGGACGGTTAGCAAATGCTTCTGCAACTGCATCAGCAAGTGTACCGTTGTTACGAACAATACCAGCAAAAGCATCAGTACCTGCGTAGAACTTAAGGTTTGACTTAAGTGCACGATACTTACGAGGCATTGCTAATAGCAAGCCTTGCATTACTGATGTTGAGTAGTTGTTGTCTGAAACTGTTGCAGCATATTCGTGAGCGTCGTTTCCGACTGTTCCACGAGTTTGCTTAACAAAGCCAGGCATGATGGAAAGGAAGGCATCTGCGCCTGATCCTAGACCATTAATTGCAAGGTCTTCAATATCGTTAGCGAATGCATTGGTCATTAAGCGAACTAAATGATCTTCAAGTGCTCCACCTTCAATATTGTCTTCTAGTGCTTCAGTTGATACTTCCCAATCAAGACGAATCTTTT